CCGGTGAAGTACGTGCTGGGCGCGGTCGTGCTCATCGGCCTTTTGATAGCTGCAGCCAATCTGTTGTTTGGTGTCGGGATAGGGAGACTGTCCGCTTGATGTTAAGCTTTTCTTAACATTTAACGCCTAGCCTCCTCCACGGACCCAAATCCGTGGAGGTTTTTTATGGTGTCTCCAACCAAGACCAAAGAGGCCCAGCACGACGTTGAATTTGCCGAAGGCGGCGATACGCCGATGTTCGGCAAGCAGGCTGCCGGACCGGACAAGCCTGGCAACACCGGCAAGGATCCGTCGGCAGCGCCGGGTCCGAAATATGCGGCCGGTGGTTCCACCAAGATGTTCGGCTTCAGTCCGGCGCAGTCGGCGACGGCGGGGCAGACGGGGGCGCGCTGATGCCCCGGATCCCTACAATCGCAGCCTCGCCTCGGCCTTTGGGGCGGCCCAAGATCATGGATCCGTCCAAGGCAGTGATGGCGGCACCGCGGATCAAGCCCACCAGCACCCGTGAGTACGGCAAGGGCGGCACGCCCTTTTCCGCTGCGCCGGATATGGGCGTTCGCGGAGCCGGCATTGTTGGGCCGATGGGACCGGGAGGGTTTAACCCTTATGGCACGTAATCGCCCCTACAAGAAAGATCTCACGCCGTTGACCAAGGGTGGGTCGATCAAGACCCATGTCGGTAAGGGTGCGCGCGAGCAATCGCGTGGTCCGTCCGGTATCGAGTCACTGACTGGCGATCCGATGCAGGGCATCGCGAATCAGTATCCCAAGGCAGCGCCGGAACCGCCGGAACCGGAAGAGCCTCCGATGCCGATGGGTCAGGCACCGTCGCGGGCACCAACGGCGTTGATGCCTCCGAGTGCGGGTGGCGACGATGACGAGGCTGCGTGAGTACGACAGAGGAACTGACAAAACACGCACGCTTTCTGCGCAACGCTTCGCCATCGGCATTTCAGGGTTTTTACACAGCGTTCATCGATTACACCAAACGTCAATGCGGGGAATTGGTCAACGCAACCGAGAATCTTCAAGTGGCGCAGGGTCATGCGCGGCAATGCCAGAAGATTCTGGAGGCTTTAGAAAGGGCAAATAATGGTTGATGTCGTCGTCGATCAGAAGCCGATGGAGAAGCTGCCCTACGATCCCAACGATATTCCGAAGGCGGTTCGTGATCGCGCTGCGGCAGTTAATGCGCTATATTCACAGACACCGGAGCCTACTCCGGATGCGCAGGTGCCGACTTCGCCCGGTGATGTCCCCCCGACTCCGGCCCCGCCGGCACCTGATGCGCCTCCATCCCCCGACGAGCACGATGAGAATTCCAACACCTGGAAGAGCCGCGCCCTGTCGAAGGAAGGGCGGGAACGCAAGGAACTCGAGCAGGCCAACAGGGATCTCGGCGAGCTGCAGGAACGCTATTACAACGAGGTAGCGCAGAAGCAGCAATCGGAGCGCCGGCGCGCACCCCCGAAACCCTCTATTCCGCAATTTTTAACCCCGGAAGATGAGCAGAATTACGGCCGGGATTTGCTCGATGTCGCCCAGCGGGCGGCGCTGCAGACGGTCGCGCCCCGTCTGGAAAACCTTGAGCAGAAGAATGAGGAGTTGCGGCGGCAGCTGGCCAGGGAGCAGCGGCGGCAACTCGACAACGCGGTCGAGATGGCGGTGCCGGACTATCGTGAGGTCGACCGTAATCCGCGCTGGCACCGCTGGCTGCTAGGGATTGACGTTTTGTCTGGTCGTGTTAGACAAACACTGTTGAACGAGGCGATTTCAGCTGGCGCTGCCCCTAGAGTCATCTCGTTCTTCAAAAGCTTCCTTTCGGAGGAAGTGGCCACAGGACACGTAGAGTCAGCGTCGGATTTCCAGCCGGCACCTGCCCCTAGGGAACCGACAATATCCCTGACTAGCCTGGCGGCTCCTGGACGTGCTCGACCGGCGACTGGAGGCGTTGCCTCGTTGCCGACCGACAAGCCCATCTATACACGCGCCCAGATCAAAGGGTTGTACGAGATGCACCGTAAAGGTGCGTACACCGGCCGTGAGGCCGAGTGGGCTCGGCTTGAAGCCGATATCTTTGCCGCCCAGCGGGAGGGGCGCTTCCGGACTTAACCGGGGGCTGCGCCAGGTATGAACTGTGGGTAGTCCCCAAGCATAAGGGGCTACTTCGATGCCTATTCCGACCGCAGGGTACGGCATAGCAACTGCCGTCTCAACTCCTCCACTTACCCCCGTAGGTTCGACCGCTAACACCCTTCAGGCGACTGGATTCATCCCTAATCGTTGATCTCGGGGATGAAAAGTGCTGATAGATCAAGGAGATATGGAGTGCCAAGCTCGTCGAAAAGTTTTATGCTTCGACCGTGCTGGCCGCTATCAGCAACACTGACTAAAACGACTTCTGGTCAGTGCAAAAACCTTGTGAATTGCTGGAACACCCTTAGAGCTACAGGCGCTACAACATGATCCGCAAGGATGAGTGTGAATCGCTCGAAAAGCCTGTAGATTGGGCAATCAGCAGCCAAGCTGCCCTGGAAGGGGTAGAAGGTTCAACGACTAGGTCGAGTAATCCAGATCGGATGAAAGGCCCACGAGCGCAAGGGTTGATCGATGGGTGTATGCAAGTGAGACGACGCCTTAACGATCTGGAAGATGAATTGATGGCTGCCTATAAGGCAGGTCTATCGACGTCTGAAATGGTCGAGAAATGGGGCTTTAGCGATACAGCCTTTCGACAGTGGTTTTTGAAGCGTGGCCTAAAGACGGTCAACAAATTCCACAAGGGCTACATCGTCACTCACAACGGATACATCAAGGTGTTGCGTCCTAGGCATCCAAATGCGGATGGCAAGGGCTACGTTGGTGTGCATGTTCTTATGATGGAAGAGCATCTAGGTCATTATCTGGCTGACGATGAAATTGTCCACCATAAGGACGACAACAAAGCCAACAACGCCATTGGTAATTTGGAACTGATGACTGATTTTGACCATCGTTCACATCACGCACGTCGTGGCGATTGTGGATGGGCCAAGTATCATCGGAACCAAAGGCACAAGACCGGATCAATATGATATAGTCTGATCTGCATGGAAACATGCAGGAGCAGTGGATAAAGAGCCGCTGCGATAACAAAGTGACGAAGGCGAGATACAAAATATGGGCGACCGGGTGAAAATCCGGACCAAGCCCACCATCACGATCCGCGACTACTTGGCTGACGGTCTGCTTGGTCTTGATCGACCGTCTGGTGGCAGCGTGGAGCTCTACATCGGCGTGGGTAAATACTTCTCGCTGATCCTCGACGATGTGATGGAGGTGCAGTCCGATCTCAACATCCTCTCGATGTGGAGTGACGATGCAGCTCAGCAGCTCAAGATCGTGGTCGATCGCGATGTGCTCAGTGGCATCATTGGTGGCGCTGCCGCTAAGAACAAAGGTGCGACGGCCGGCATCATCTCCAGCAGCCTTAACCTTGGCATCAAGGGTACGCCACTGGCGGTGAAGGCGTATCCCGTTCTCGGTACCGATACCGGCATTCTTGATGTGATGCTGCGACTCGGCCAGGTGCTGGATGAGCAGAACATTCCGGAGCAGGGTCGCTGGATCGTCATGTCAGCGGCTGCCGGTCGTTACATCAAGCAGTCCGAACTCCGGCAGGCTTATCTGTCGGGCGATACGACGTCCATGCTGCGAAATGGAAGGCTTGGTCAAGTCGACCGGTTCACGGTCTACATTTCGAATCTTCTGCCAAGCTTTGCTGCAGGTGATGCTACCAACTTTGCGTCTGGTGAGCAGATGGTCTTTGCTGGTCATGCGCACTCGTTAACGTTCGCAAGCCAGATTAGTAAAGTAGAAACACTGCGTTCGGAGCTAACATTTGGACAAATACTTCGTGGGCTCCAAGTATATGGCTATCAAGTGGTCGATCCGACGGCATTGGCACAGGCCCAGGTTTCGTTGGTCTAAGTGGGCCTTAACTCTTCCTTAAGACTCTCGCCCTAGACTCCTCTCGTTCGAGAGGAGCCTAGGGTGGCCACATCTCCTTCCTATTACGGCAATTACAGCGATCGTGATCAGCCGACGCTGAATACGGTCGCCAATTACATCGCCGACGTCCGCACGCTGCTGCAGGACGTGGTTCCGCCTTACCGCTATGACGATCCGTCATTGCTGGTGGCGCTCAACTTGACCCTGCTCGAGGCCATGCGGCTGCGGTCCGATCTGTTCGTGTTCAACCTGGCAGTCAGAGGCCAGGTGCAAGCCTTCAAAACCGTCGACGACACCTATGTCGAGATGGAGCCGCAGTTCCGGCTGGCGATCCTGCATGGGATCTGCGGTCACGCGCTCGAGCGTGACCAGGAGGATTACGAGGATCAAAGGGCGTCAGCGTTCCTGGGGATGTTCGTCACGGGTTTGGTTGGCCATGGCATTGGCCCGGTCAGTGGCGGCTCGCCGCCGACCGGTAAGCGCAGTGGGAAGGGCGCATGAGCAAGAAAACAGACGATGCGTGTGACCTCTACTGGGCGCAATTGATGGGCCAGGCCAATGTGTCGCTGTCCGGTGCGTCTGACGTCGGATTGAGGGCGCAGCTGTTCGATACGTTGCAGCGGTTCTTTGACGAGTCGAACTGCTGGCAGGAATGGATCAGGTTCACCGTCATTCCTGATACGCTGGATTATCCGCTCGAGCCGATCAAGGGCGGCCGGATCTTGCGGCTTCTGGGAGTGGTCGATCAGCTCGCGACCCCGCAATCAGCAATCATGCCGGAGATCGGTACGGTACGGTTCATGTATCCGTACACCAACGTGCAGGATATGGCGGCGGTGGTGATCAAGACTGTCACCGATCCGCTGTCGTGCTTTCCGCCAGGGGTGCCGGAGTGGCTGTTGCCGACGCACTACCTCACGCTTCTGAGCGGTCTGCTCGGCGGCATGATGTTGCAACCGGGCTCGAGCTACAGCAATCCGCAGCTCGCCAATTATCATACCCAGAAATTCCGTGACGGGATTGCCCACGCACGCACGGCGACGATCCGGGCGAATGCTGTCGGGTCGACGTCGTGGGCGTTTCCGCAATCGTTTCGGGTATCGGGTCAGAGAGGCGGTGTGAGCACGTTCAACGTCCATCCGACGCTGATGAGGTAGTCATGGGGCAATGTTCTGCAAACGGATGCACTCACAGCGTGACGTCGGCGCATGTCGATATGCGGATCGACAATAACGGGACATGGTCCGATGCGTTTCAATTCGGCGAGCCTGATGACACGACGTGGACACTGACAGGCCAAGCATTTTCAATGGATGTGCAGAGGGATTATTACGACACCACGCCAAAGCTCTCGCTGACGTCGGCTGGTGGGCAGATCGTAATTGACGACGTGGTGCAGCGGGTTATTCACTTGAATGTTGCTCCTACGAGTATTCAGACGTCTTTGCAGCCGGGAACGTATGTGTACGATCTCGTGATGCTCGATACCTCGACACCTCCGATTCGCGTACCGTTAATGCATGGAATTGTCATCGTGGCGCAGGGTGTCACGTACCCGTAAGGCGGTGACCCGGTGCCGATCATTGACAGCGATCCCGCGCGAATTAAGGCTCAGCCGGTTGTTGTCGCGCTCGGACAGACCGGGCCAACTGGTCCTTCACCGGGAGCGACCGGGCCAACGGGGGTACAGGGCTTAGCGATTGCTGGAGCAACCGGTCCGACGGGGGTGCGGGGGACCGGACCGACGGGGCCGACGGGTGCGGGAGCGTTCACGGGTCCGACAGGATCGACAGGGGGGACGGGTCCGCCGGGATCGGCGGGTGGGATCGGCCCTGCAGTGACTGGACCTACGGGATCGACGGGAGCTTTGGGGCCGAGTGGTGCAGTTGGTGCTGGTGCAACAGGTCCAACAGGTCCAGGGCCTTGGATGCAAATTACTCAGGCTGCTTATAATGCGTTGAGTCCGCCTAATCCGAATACGTTGTATGTGGTGGTGGGATGACATTATTGAATGCAGCCAATGCAATTTATTCCGGCAGTGCGTTGGCCAGTAAGGCTTATTTGGCTGGCACTCAGGTATGGCCGGTGGTTGGGTTCATTGTTGGGTTTGATCCAACCACTATCACCGGTGTCACGCTATCGGGCGGCAATCTTGTCGTTACTAATACCGGCACCACTTCGGCGGATCAGGGCGCGCATGTCGCTTCTACAAGCGGCAAACCAAGTGGCAAATATTATTTCGAGACGACGGTAACGTCGTTTCTTGCTGGTACGAATGTTGCCGTAGGTGTCGGTACGCCGGCTTCGACTTACACAAATATGGGCAACACTGCCACCAGCGGCACAACAGTGCGGATCGGTACTGGGGCTATTCTTTATAATGGCGGCAGTTCCGGCAGTTCACTCGCGGCTTGTGTAACTGGCAACGTGATCGGGATCGCGGTCGATCTCGACCATACGTTTGGCCTTTATTTCCGGATCGCTCCATCTGGCAATTGGAATGGTAGTGGTACAGCCAATCCAGCGACCAACACTGGCGGCATCAACAAGCCTGCGGGGGCTCTGGTTCCGTTCAATGTCTTCGGCGGCACCGGCGGTGTTGCCAATAACGTGCTGACCACAAATTTTGGCGCTACGGCTTTCATGGGCGCAGTGCCGTCAGGGTTCACTGCGGGATGGCCGCTTTGAGGTAGGGACAAACATGTCCACACAGTCGAATACGCCTGCTCCGATCGCGGCTCAGCCAGTGGTGGTTGTTGGCGGACCCACGGGGCCGTCAGGCGGACCAATAGGGCCAACTGGGTCGACCGGGCCGACGGCGGCTATGGGAGTAACTGGTCCGACCGGGCGTCTTGGACCCACTGGTAATATCGGTCCGACTGGCGTGACGGGAGCTGGCGCATTCACTGGGCCGACTGGTTATACCGGACCACCGGGATCGGTGGGTGCAGCGAGTACGATTCCTGGGCCGACCGGTCCTACCGGCGTTACTGGCATGACTGGTGCAGTATCATCTTCTAATTATGGCGATCGACAATTATCCAATCCTGTTGGCAATATTTCTACGACAGAAACTTCCATGGGATTGGGTTGTTCTATTACGCCTCAAAATACCGGGAGAGTGTTTATTATAATGTCTGGAATGGTGCTAAATTCTACCGCTGCTGGTAGTGGAGTTATTATTACTGGACGACGGGGGACTGGAGTAGCTCCCGTTAATGGCGCTATTTCAGGTTTTGGTTCGGTTTGGGGTGCTCAACAGCATTTTATTGCTTCTACGACTGCGGGACAGCAGGGGTTTAGTTTGCATGCTATTGTTTCCGGATTGCCATTGAACACAACGGTGTGGTTTGATTTATCTATTGTTGCAACAACAAGCGGTGGTGCAACAATAAAAGATATCTCATTTAATGCTATAGAGATATAAATGGTCAACGTCATTCCAGCAGCGCCAGTCAAAGCGTTTCCGGTGGTGATTGCCGGAAGCACTGGCGCGACTGGAATCACGGGTCCGGCTGGGTCTACGGGTATTACTGGGCCAACAGGAGGAACAGGTCCGGCAGGGACGGCAACAGCAACGGGTGCGACGGGACCGACAGGAGCTTTTGGTGGTCCGACCGGAGCAACGGGGCCAAGTGGACCGACTGGGTTGCAGGGTGTGCTGGGGCCGACGGGTGTAAGTGGGTCGACCGGACCAACAGGTCTAGGCAGCACTGGACCGATTGGTCCAAGTGGCGTTGGTCCGACTGGAGCTACGGGTTTTGGCAGTACTGGCCCGACAGGTTCGATTGGACCGAGTGGGGCTGGTCCGACCGGGCCAACGGGATCCCAAGGTACAGCTGGAACACCCGGCACTCCAGGTGGAGTGGGGGCAACTGGACCAACCGGAGCAGGAGCTACCGGTCCGACCGGCGCTGCAGGATC